GCTCGGCACCCTCATGGCCGAGCCAAAGCTCGCCGATGAAGTTGCCGGTCTGCACGCCGATCTTTTTTACACTCCGGCGCATCGCGCTATTTTTGATACTATCACCGAGATCCGCGCAGACGGTGGTGTGCCTAACATCATTGCGGTGACGCAGCGCCTCGACGCGGCAGGCAAGCTGACCTTTGTCGGCGGCGCCGGAGCCATCACCGAGTTTCTGCTGCAAGCGTGCGGCGGTCTCTCCGCGCTGGAATACCACGCTCAGACTCTGCGCGACCTGCACGGCCGTCGTTCGATCATCTCCGCGGCCGTCGCCATGCAAGCGGCTGCGCACGACATGGCCGCGAACGCCGACGAGGTGCTTCAGTCCGCCGGAGAGAGCGTCCTGTCGCTTAGTCTCGGCGCCCCGACCGACTCGATGCGCAGCGCGGCCGACATCGTGCCGTCGCTCCTCGAAGAGCTGGAAGCGCTCATGGACAACAAGCAGACGCTAGGTCTGCGCACCGGTTTTGCTGATCTGGATCAGGTGACCGGCGGTCTCCGCGGCGGCACGTTGAGCATCATCGCCGGACGTCCGGCCATGGGTAAGTCGGCATTGATGATGAATATTGCGGATAACCTGATGCGGCGCAAAGTTCCGGTGCTCTACTTCTCGCTGGAGATGCCCGCCAATGAGTTGGCCGCTCGCGTAGTGTTGTCCCGCGCTAACACCAACACCGAGCTGGTGCGAAATGGCTTTGTCGATCACGCCGGAAAGCGCCGCATCGGTTCCGCCGCTTTGGATTTTTCCGGCGAGCCGCTGTACATAGATGACCGCTGTGGCATGAGTCTCTTGGACATCCGCGGACGTGCGAGGCTGGCCGTGCGTCGCTGGGGCGTGAAGATCATCTTCGTCGATTACCTGCAACTCGTAAGCCACGGCGGCGCCAAGAGCCGCGAGAACGAGGTCGGCTTCGTTTCGCGCGGACTCAAAAGCATGGCCATGGAGCTGGGGGTTCCGGTTGTGGCCGCGGCGCAACTTAATCGTCAGGCCGAGAACCGGCCCGACAACCGGCCGAAGCTCTCCGATTTGCGCGAGTCAGGCAGCATCGAGCAGGATGCGGATCTCGTCGGCCTCGTTCACCGCCCTGCCTACTACGCGGTCGCCGACGAGGAGCCAGAGCCACAGGACGCGGAGTTAATCATCGCCAAGCACAGAGCCGGACGCACCGGCACCTTGAATATGACGTGGCGTCCCAGCCTGACGCGCTTCGACGCCAAGGCTCCGGTCAGCAACATCGTGACCGCGCCGCGTTTGACTGATGAGAGCCGCAACGTCTACGCACCGGACAGGCAGCTCTGGGAGGCCATCAACGAATGATTAACTCCCGCCAGAAAGGCGCCTCGTTTGAACGCGAAGTCGCCAAGGCGCTGACCGCCGAAGGTTTTCCGGCCAAGCGGGGCGCGCAAGTCAGCCAAGGATCTTGGGGGATCAGTGCGCCTGACGTCATCGCGCCCTGCTTGCCGGACTGGCACTTCGAGTGCAAACGCCACGGACGCGCCCGCTTCGATCTGGATGCCGCCATCGCGCAGGCACGCCGCGACGCTCCCAAAAAGCTCACCGCGGTTATCCACCGCAAGGATCACTGCGAGATGCTGGTCACCTTGCCCTTCGGGGACTTCGCCAACCTTCTGCGTCATTCCGACTTTCCCATCCAACCAAAAACACCAACCACAAATACATCAAATGAATAAAACCATAACCACACCCGCGGGCGTTGCTCGCTATCCCAGACTCAACTCGCCTGACACCAAGTTCAGCGAGGAGGGCCAATACAAAGTTGACCTCGAAATGTCCGCCGAAGACGCGGAGCCGTTTCTCAAACAGATCGAGGCCATGTTCTCGGAGTTCGTCGCCGACAAAAAGCGCGAGCTGAAAAAAGACACGCTCAAGATCCACGCAGCGCCATGGTCCGAGAACGACGGACTGGTTCAGCTCAAGTTGAAAGTCAAAGCGGTCGGCAAGGGCAAAGACGGCGAGACCTACAGCCGCGCTCCAAAGCTGTTCGACGCGGCCGGTCAAATCACCAACGAAAACGTCGGCGGCGGATCGACGCTCAAGGTCGCTGTGGTCCCATACTTCTGGTACACCGCGTCTCTCGGCGCCGGAATCACCTTGCAGCCCAAAGCGGTCCAGATTTTGGACTTGGTCACATGGAGCAGCGGCGGCACCGCCGAGGCTTACGGCTTTGAGGTCACCGAGGCGCCCAAACAGGTCATCCGCACCGGAACCAACAACGAAGAAGTCGAGTGGTAATGGCAACCACTCGCACACGCAAACCGGCAAAGGGCAAAGCGGGGAAACCCGCCGAGCCTGCGCCGGAGCGCTTTGCTGCAGACGGTCGCAAGCTCGTACGTCTGGAGAGGCTCAAGGCGCATCAGAAGTATATCCTCAAGGACGGCACGCAAGTGGTCGGCGCCTCGACCATCTCCAAGATCGGCGATGACCAGAGCAACCTGATCCACTGGGCATGGGGTCTCGGCAACAAGAACCAAGACTACCGCAAGGTGCGCGACCGCGCGGCCGACATCGGGACGATCACGCACTTTAAGATCGAGTGCTTCTTCCATGGATGGGAGCCGGACCTCTCGGAGTTTGCTCCCGCGGACATCGAGAAAGCGGACATCGCGTTCGCCAACTTCCTGTCCTTTTGGAACGAGCAGGGTCTCACTGTGCTAGAGCCGGAAGTGCAACTCGTCAGCGAGCAACACTTGTTTGGCGGCACGATCGACGCGCCGTCCGTAGACAAAGAAGGCCGCATTGTGTTGCTCGATTGGAAGACGTCGTCCGGCATCTACCTGAGCCAGAAGCTGCAGCTCGCAGCCTACGAGCGCCTGTGGAATGAGAACCGGCCGGACCAGAAGGTTCAGCGCCGCGCCGTTGTTCGCATCGGCAAGGAAAAGGCCAACGATCATTCGATTGAGTGGATGTTCAGCAGCGACAACGAGTGGGAGCTTTTCGAGGCTCGCCTCAACCTTCACTACAAAACGCTGCGCTACAAGAAAGCCGCCTGATGAGAACAGCAAAAGAAACACTGGACGCTGCAGCGTCCGCCGTTTGCGGGCCGCGCAACGAGGACTACGGCTCACCCATCGAGGACTTCACAACGCAAGCCGCCATGATCAGCGCATACCTGACACGCAGCAATGGTTACACCGTTCAGGTGACGGCCGGTGACATCGCCGCGCTCATGGTGTGCGTCAAGCTCGCGCGCCAAGCTCACCGTCCCAAGATGGACAACTGGGTCGATATCGCTGGCTACGCTGCCTGTGGCGCCGAGTGCAACGACAAAGCCTGATGCCTCGCCGCAAATACATCGCCATCATCCGCCGGAAGCTCGGCCGCGAAAAGGCGGACGGACTCACCATGTTTGATGGCCGTGTGTTTATCGATCCGCGGCAGTCCGGCATCAACGAGATGGACACAATCGTGCATGAGTTGCTGCACGATTGTTTCCCGCATTTAAGCGAAGAGGCTGTCGCCGAAGCTGCCGGAACGATTTCTCGCAGTATGTGGAAAGACAAATGGCGCCGAGTGATGGAATAACTTTTCCAAGAACAACCAACCAAACCAATGAGCATAGAATACCGCGGCGAGAAATTCGCCGGATACAATAAACCCAAACGGACCAGCGATGGCCCAAAGAAATTCGCCGTGCTGGCCAAGTCTGGCGAGCAGGTAAAGCTGGTTCGTTTCGGCGACCCCAGCATGAGCATTAAGAAAGACCAACCCACCCGCAAGGCCAGCTACTGCGCCCGCAGCGGCGGCATTAAGGGTACAGAAAACAAACTGTCGGCCAACTACTGGTCGCGCAAAGCATGGAGCTGCTAATAAAAATGAAACAAGGACTATACGCGAATATACACGCCAAAAAGGCCCGCATCGCCGCCGGAAGCGGAGAAAAAATGCGCAAGGTCGGATCTGCCGGAGCGCCAACCGCTAAAGCATTCCGCGCATCCGCCAAGACCGCCAAAGCGCGCCGATGAGTGACGTCGTCCTCAAACCTTTTCGCCTTACCACGCTGATGGAGGCGATTAAAGTCGCCGAGCTGCGTTGGCTGGAGGCTCGCGCCATGAACATGAACGCGGCCACGACCTACGAGTCGCACTACTGCGAGGTGATGGCGCGCGACATCGGCGGCATTCTCGCCGAGATCGTTGTCGGCCGCAGGTTCGACAAAACTTATTTGCCCACGACGAACAGCTTCCACAAGCGCGCTGACGTTGGCGACGACATCGAGGTGCGCTCCACGGTCCACCTTAACGGCGCCCTGATCGTGCGCGACAACGACGATCCGGCGAGGCGCTATGTGCTGGTGGTGTGCGACCCGATGAAGGGTTTCATGATCCGCGGCTGGGCATACGGCCACGAGGCCAAGCAGTCGCAATGGCTTGAGACCGGCAACGGACGACCGGCTTACTGGTATCGAGGGCCGCTGCGTGCTTTCGAGGAGCTAACGGAGACCGTCAAATGACCTTCACCCCGCTCGTCATCACGACTGTTTGCTATGCCATCACCGCGGTGGGCTTTTGGCGCGAGGGAAACGCCGGTCTCGCCCTTGCCTTTGCCGGATACAGTTTTTCAAATTTTGGATTCCTCTACATCTGCGTAAACGGACAGCCC